CAGAACTTGACTTTGCCGCCAAGCTTCAGGCCATAACCTGCATCGATGTTTTCGTACTTGGCGTAGGAAACCTCGCCGTAGACATCGATTGAATCAGAAACAGGAGCGCTAACACCTGTTTTTGCAGAGAAACCAACTTCGGTTTCGCCACCGTCAGGCTGCAACCAGGAAGGACCACCCTGAATGTAGAAAGCGCCTTTTTCCCAGCCAATTCCAGCGTCCATAACAGCGCCGCCAAAGTTAGAACCGCTCCAAGCGCCGTTCCACTCAGGGTTCAGGTAGAAGCCGTCAGCCTTTGCTGCAGAGAGGGGAGCCAAGGCAAGAACGCCAGCGGCTGCACCAAAAACAATTCGCTTGATCATTTGATTGTTGATTAGCGTTTTTCGAGCCCACCTTACAGGCTTTAGGCAAAAGTGCCGATGGCGCGTCAGCCATTACGGTTAGTGGTTACCGACCCAATTCGCATACTTGATATGCAAGCCGGTGTATAGGCCGTGCATTGCGTGACCAGGATTGTCGCGGCCATCGTGCTCGTATAAGGCGTCAATCCACCGCACACGATTACGCATAGCCACAACATCTTCCGCCCCTGGCTTGCAAGGGATCATTGGATCGGGACGGGTCATCAGGACCAAGGAGTGCCAGATGCTTTAGACGGAGCCTTTTGTTCATCCAGCTGCTTTTGAAGTGCTGCTTCAATTTCAGCAACCTTGTCAGCACCGCCAATTGCTTCTTTGACCCAGCCGATAACGACTTCTTTGGTCAGATCTGCATAAGCGACCAAGGTCTCAGGACGCTCGAAGCCAATGCTTCCATACGCACCGGCGTTATAGGTGCCGTCTGTTGAGCTGACGGTGTAATGAGCGGTAAATACATAGCCGTCAGCAGTTTCCCGCTCCAGCTGTGAAATATTCCAAGTGGTGGTAGTGGACATGAGTCAAACAGTGTTGTGAGCAGTGTAAACGTGAAAGCCCCGCTTGAGAACGGGGCGGGTTGCCGTCAGCCAGCTTCAAGAGCTGCAACTTTGGCTTCAAGTTGTTCAATGCGTTCCATTGCTTCCTGAAGTGCCTTTAGAGCTTTCATGTAAAGCACAGAGGATTTGACAACTTTGGTAGTTGTTCCAATCATTTCGCCGTCTGAATTTTTGTCAGGAGTCTCGAAAACCAGTCCAGGGGATACTGCTTCAAGCTCTTGAGCGACAACACCAATTTGAGTGTGTGTCGGATTGCCTGTTTCTGCTTTAAAGTTAAAGTTGCGAATTTGAACCGCCTTCAAATCAACCCATTGAGATTTAGCGTTAACGATGTTTTCTTTTAACTTGGCGTCCGAAATTTGGCTGTAATTGCCATTGCTATTGGTTACGTCGCCATTCGTAAAAACTTGGAAAGACAATGTGCCGTCAAAAATTGAGCTATTACCGTGCATTCCACGCAGGAACTCATAGCTAGTCCCAGCCCCTTGACCACTGGAAAGTTGCATTACATCGCTATCGGCAGCTGCGCCGAAACCAACTTTGCCATTCTCCTTAATAACCATCTTGTCCGAAAAACTACTTCCGGAAGTCTGAAATTTTAAATCTCCATCGTCACAACCAACAAATGCGTTTTTTGACTCATCTGAATCTCTTAGACCTATAAATCCGTTGCCACCTGTGCCTTCAAAGAGAGCAACTGTTCCACCGCCTTTAACGTGGAGTTCTTGGGATGGAGCCGATGTTCCAATCCCAACTTTTCCATCAGCTTTAACAACAAAAACTTCAGTGCTTCCTGCCTGGCCGGTAAATATTCTGCCGTTTGTATTATTGTTCTGAGAATAAACGCCACCATTCGTAGCAGAGTTGCTGAAACCAACAACGGCGTAATTATCTAAGCTGGTTGTGCCAAAGTCTGCCCTGCCCGCCGCTGTAACTGCGCCTGCAGTAGTAATTGCGAACTTAGTGGTGTTGCTGGAAACCCTCAGCAGGCCATTGGTTTCGTCAAACTGCCAGTAGTTTTGTCCGCCATCTGGGCCGACTCTGGTGCCGCCAACAACATGTAATGCTTGTACTGGGGCTGTTGTTCCAATACCAACTTTCCCCGAGCTTGCTATGCGCATTCTTTCGCCATAAGTACCACCACCGATTGTTCCAAAGAATATATCTTGGTCCTCACTACCTGCTGATCTGTCGCTGTTGATTGCTCCAATTCTTGCGTAACTGTTTCCAGCAACTGCTTGGCCAAATACAATTGCTGATCCGTTGTTGGTGGTGGAGGAGGTATTACAAATATTGATACCATCATAAGATGCTTGAGCTGTTCCAGTATTGAAAACATCAATGGTTAATCTTTGCTGAGTAGGTGTAACTTGGATGCCAACCCTTCCAGAGCTGTCGATTCGCATCTTCTCGACTGGTTTATTATCGTTTACGCCTGATGCAGTGGTTGAAAACACTAAATCATTAGAACCGTCGTCAGCACTATTCCTTACCCCAGCAATTGTTGCTTTATAGCGATCAGAATCAGTGTTGCTAGCAGATGAATCAAATGAGATACCGCTGCCGCCGCCTACGGTATTACTTCCTGTGGTCTCTAGATCTATGTAGTAAGGGGACGAACCCATCGCACTACTGAGTTGAAGCAAATACTGAGGAGACGTCGTTCCAATCCCAAC